CTCGTTTTTCCCTCTCTCTTGCAAGACTCTCTGTACTATAACCCAACATATTAATCCATTCCCATATAGATAACCAATTATGCATATTCTCATCAACTATAAATCTAACAGTTAAATCATCAAATGTAACTTCATCGCCTGGTGCATCAAGATCCTTGAGTGGAGTAATGAATGGAATTGTACTTATACTAACTCCTGGCAAGTTTGCAGTTTGACAGAAATAATTTACATCTGGATATCGCCCAAGGGCAAATTTAAACCCTGCAGGAGATAGATAACTTAAATTAGAAGGTAGGGCTTGTAGTGCTGACATTTTTAATATCCTTTCTGTATTATTTAGTCAGGATAAAAAAAGGGGAAGACCAGTTTCCCAATCTTCCCCTTCTTAACAGTCATTTAGTAGCGAAACTAAATGAATTTCTTACATGAGGTTGTCAACTCTGACAGTCCTGTAGTAAGCGTTGTTACCAGTTGCTACGGCACCATCAAATGGATCTGAACCAGAGATAGCGAAAGGATTAGCAACCATTCCGTATCGTGTTTTGAATCCAATTTTTGGTTGGAAAGAATTCTCACCAACCGCACGAACCATTTGCAATGGAACGTATGGGCAATAGAACAGACCTGCGTCATAAGCAGATGAACCTTTGTATCCGCAGACAAAGAAGTTTGTTGCAGATGCACTGAAATAAGGATCAATGTACACTTTGAAGCGTCCATTGAGTGTTCCAACAAAGGTATTTCCTGTGTCATCAACTCCAGATCCGTCCATTACTCCACTCATTGCGAGAGCAGATGCAACATCTGAGGATGTGATGATGATGTTACCTTTACCGCGACGTGTTGCTTTTGCGACAGCATTTGCTTCACGTTCAATCTGGAACATCAAACCTTTGAACTTCTCAACAGACCAGCGTCCGTTTGAGTCAGTATCAAGGTCAAAAACACCAGCTGTTGTGGTATTGTGTTGTGCACCATGAGCAGCACTAAAATAAATTGTGCGAATAACTTCACGGTTGATCTCAGCCAAAATCTCCGCGGAGATTATGTTGGCAAGTTCTGTTTCAGCATCCAAACCATGAACGGCTTTAAGATCCTGAGCTAATTCCATCGAGTACTCACCCTTGAGTGCACGCGTCTTAGCTGTAACAGTAACCTTGTCGATTGAGAAGGCCATCTGTTGGAAATCTTCTGCAGCAGTACCGGCAACACCAGTAATACCGTAATCTTCAGCAGTAGCCGTGGTTTGACCAACACCATTAAGTGCAAGTGCAGGTGATCCACCTTGAGCACCAGCAACACCAGCTGTACCAGAAGAAGTCATATCCCCACCAGCATCAGCTGAATGAGTTGTGTCTACTTCGTTGTACATTGTGTCTGCACCATCTTGTGTGTCATACTTGGAACGCATTGCGAAAATGAGTCCAGTAGGGCCAGTCATTGGTTGAACACCACAAACATCATAAGCAATGAGGTTAGGCATTGCAGAACGTATCATTGAGATCATAACTGGATCTGCATACGTTATTGGTGATGGATGTGAAGAGGAAGTTGCTGTGGAGTTACCCATTGCTTCCGTCATCATACCAAAAGACCCACCACTTTCTGCGGTTTCTCTCATGGCAATTTCTTGGTTTTCCAGAAGTACGGCGGTGACCGCTCTCCTGTAGGAATCCTTAATCTTTGGCAGGTCTTCGTGCTCTAAGATAGGAGCCCACTTCTTTTGTAGTCCTTCAGCTAGATACATATTTTTATCTCCTAAAAAGTGGATATTGTTAAAGTTTAGTTGTTAAGGTTATGCCGGGTCAACGCTTTTGCGTAATAGTCAACACCTGCATCAACTTGTTCAACAGTATCATCTGTTTCAGTATTTTCTACTTCTTCAGTCAATGATTGAACAGTTTCTTTTGAACTTTGTGGAAAGTAGTTTTCCTTAATGACTCCAAGCTTTTCTTTGTATTGCTCTTCATCTTCAAAGTCTACTCCATCCGAAAGTTTTTCTAATTTTTCTTTCTCAGTATCAGCCAAATCTTCAGAAACAATCCTTAACGCTTCATCCTTTTTGTACTTTGAAAGTTCTTGTTTTGTTTCCACATTGGAATTAACTGACTCATCAAGTTTCTTCTCAAGTTCTTCTACTTTCTCGAAAAGATCGTCAACGAGGTCAACTTTTTCCTCTGGAATGTCAATATAGTGCTCAGTAAATAGATTTTTGAGTCCTGACATGAAATCTTCAACTAACTCAGAACGAACACCTCGTTCTACTGCTAGTTCGTTTTCTTTCATCCACTCTTCTACAACATAAGAAAGATAACCATCAGTTTTCTCTGTCATTGAGCTTGTGAGTTCTTCTTTAGCTTTAGACAGTTCTTCCTTATAATCTTCCTCTAACTTTTCAGCTCTCTGATTGACTTCAGAGATGACTTTAGCCGCTACGGCAGCCTCAAAGATTGTTGAAGCTTTAGTTTTAAAATCTTCCGAAAGTTCTTCACCATTTACAATGGCTTCAATGTCTTCTTTAACATCAATCTCAATATCTTCTTTACTGAGTTTTTTAACTTCTCGTTTGATTTCTTCTTCTACTTCTTCATCATCAGATTCTTCTTCCTCTTGGATAGTAGAACCCATGATTTTTGAGAATGAATCAGTAAGATCGGCTTTCTTCATGCCATTTAATTGGTCATAAAGTGCTTTAATCATTCCGGCTTTGGTCTTAGGAACAGAAACGGCTTCTTCAACCTCTTTCTCTTCCTCATCCTCGCCTTCTTCTTCATCGCCATTTTCTTCTTCATCTTCTTCTTTTACCTTAGCTTTTGCTTCGTCTAAGATTTCTTCGCCCGAAGACTCTTCCGCAACAGCTTGTTGCTCTTCTTCCAGTTCTTCAGCCGTTTGTTCCAAAATTTCTTCAGACATTGAAAATCTCCTATTAAT